TTGCCTTTCTATGAGAGCGAGGAGCAACAAAACCACCGTAAGTCATACGCTTACGGTGCTATCTATAATTTGTTTGCGCCTGCTGATGTGCTTTTACCTTTCCAAATCATAAGAAAGCATAGGGACGAGGAAGTGGCAGGCGTTAAGCTGTACAGACGTGACGGCAGTCTGTTTGCAGACATAACCGAGGACGTGAAAAGTGCAGGCTTAACCGTTGTAAATATGGAGGAGTACGATTACGATGTAATTGTTTACCCGGCTTACTTGCCACTTGCCGTTAATATGGAAATAGGCGTTTTCTACATGGAGTTAACAGACGGTGTTCAAACGTGGGTTAGCGAAATGTTTACGAGCGTAAGCACAACAAGCGGCTATGTACGTGTAGAGTGGTGGGATAATGAGGACTTTGTATTTGACGGCGGGCGTATTGTTTACGAGGGTGTGAGATACCACAATGTGTTATATCTCAATACACAGATAGGCAAACCCGAATATAAGTTTGAAGAGGAGGGCGAAAACCGAGACGGCTATTTCTTTCCCGAAAAACAAATATCCGAAAAGGTGTATAAATTCACGTTTGCCGCCCCCGAGTATCTTTGTGATGCAATGCGTTTTATCCGTATGGCTGACAATGTGCTTATAACTGATGAGATAGGCAGAGAGTACGATTGCGATACGTTCTTAATTACGGTTAAGTGGCAGACGCAAGGCGATATTGCAAGCGTTGAGACGGAGTTTGAAACGGCAACCGTAGCGAAGAAAATCGGTAACGTGTACAGAGAGGAAACAAAAGGGAGTTTTAACAACGATTTTAACAGAGATTACACACAATCTAAATTATAAAGATTATGGCAAATTACGAGGAATTAAAAAGAGCCGTTAAGCAGGTTATAAAGCCTAACGGAGTGCAAGAGATTACGGGTGAAATCTTGCAAAACGTGTTAGTTAAGATGATAGACACGTTTGGCGATGAGTATAAGTGTAAAGGCGTTGCCGTTACAAGTACAACCCCGCAAGTAAGTGGAAAGACGCTTTATTTCGCTTCAACGCCGGGCGTTTACGCTAACTTTGCAGGTCTATCCGTTGTAAAAGGTGAGTTTGTAGCCTTTGCGTATGACGGTACAAGTTGGTCTAAAACCGTGCTTATTGATGCGTCAAACTTTGCGACACTTGATTTAGTTAACGACTACAACGCAACAATAGACAACGCCGGTAGACGCTTTGAGTTAGCAGAAGCAATTAACGCTATACCAACAGAGAGGAGAAAAGCCGGAATGACTTTGCGCTTTGTTAAGAGCGACACCGGCAAATATATCCTCTATTATAACATGTCCGAGCAATGGAGCAATGAGCCGTCAGATTGGCAGCCGTTGTCAATGGTGGAATTTATTGCGCAGATTACACAGTCTTATAGCGATATAGTCGAAAAGTTTGAGAACACGATACAGATACACAACGCTTCGCCAAATGGAGAAGTTAAGCGTCTTGATACTGTGTTGTCAGAGTTGGAGGAGAAAGGCGAAAGCGTCTTTAAGAACCGTTTAGCCGTTAGTTTCGTTGAGGAGAAATTCGGTGAAAGGGTCATTTACTTTTGCAAGACAAACACCTTTTCAGATAACGCAGACGATTGGAGCAAAACACCCGTAGGCGGTGCCGGTGGTGGTGTTTCTTTGCTACCTTTTACCGCTGTTGTTCGTAATGTAATTGTATCGCTATCTACTGCAATAGAGGGCGAGGTCGTTTATGACGAGGTAAAGAAACGTTTTCTTTGTCTTGCAGACGGTAACTATTGTGCGGCGTGGATAGAACAAGAAGCATACGGCACACCAAGCAATAAGGGCGTAGAACCCAAAGAGGGCGTAATATATTACTATCTCACGAACGGAAGTGCGTACACGTGGAAAGACGGGCGTATGGTGCAACTCTCAACCGGTGGCGGGAATGATTTGCCGGACTTTGTTCAGCAGAAAATAAACGAAGCTGTGGAGTATGCAAAACAAATCAACAAAGGAGATAAGGGAGAGCCGGGAGAGAAAGGCGAACCGGGTTATTTCAAGTTGGTTAATCATGGCACAAACGACACCACTTTTGCGTTAACGCCTAATACGATGCACGTGTGGGGCGAAGTTCCACGCTTGACGCTTACCTTAGCACCAAACCCCGACAATAGATTTGTTGCAGAGTATGCTTTTCAATTCACTTGCCCGGCAGCGAGTGGCACAGAACTTTCTTTACCAAGTTCTTTGAAGTGGATAGGCGATGTGTTCAAGCCACAAAAGGGACAGACATACCAAGGGTGTGTGGTTAACGGACTTTTGATTATGGGAGGAACGTTATGATTTTGTTTGAGAAATTACTTGCAAACGTGGCGAAAAAGCCAAAGTTTGTGCATTTTGAAGACCCCGAATTTGAAAAGTATTGCATTGCTAAATATGACAAAGACGGAGACGGAAAAATAAGCATAGAAGAAGTATTGTCTGTTACAGCGATAACCGTAGATATATTCGATGTAAATACAGATAATTTTTCAGATTTGCGTTATTTTGAGAATGTTAAAGAAATACCGAGTTATAACAATGATAGCTTTAGAGAAAGGGTTAAAAGGTTAGACATTCCCGCAGGTGCAAACAAATTATAGATAGCACCGTAAGCGTATGACTTACGGTGGTTTTGTTGCTCCTCGCTCTCATAGAAAGGCAAAGGCGATAAATTATTGTTCTGTGTCATACTTTAACGTTGCTTTAATCATTCGACTTGACAAATTTACAGATAATTTTTCAATTTGCCCCTCTCCTAATAGCGTTTTTACCAACTTTTGAGGGTGTGGTTCTCTATCGCCTGCCGGGAAAGACAAAGTTTGTTTTTTCTTTCTGTCTGTACCTCGTGCGATAGTACGCCTTTTGTTTATCTCAACCGCGCTTGCCGGCAAGTCGTAAACATAGTAATTTGATTGCGCAAAAGCAAACGACACATAACCGTTTTGCAAATCATACATAACCCCGTCAATCTCTGTCTGATAAAATGGCAATTCACGCAAATTATCCTCAACCCATATCCCTGTTATACTTACATCATTATAGCCGTTCATATTAAAGGTTAAGTACTTGCAGCCGGTAGGCATTACAAACGTTACATTTTGTTCGTTATTTCGTACCGGTATAGTCATAACATCGGTGTAGCCGTTTTCCTTGTACACTCTTATGTTTGCCTTGTTATTTGCGTATATTGTACCGTCATGTTGTCTTAACATTACACGCATACTTACACGCTTGCCGCCTACTGGCTTTAACGCCCATTGTTTGTCAACCTCTCCGCCGTCCTTTGAGTACCACTCCGCAAAATAAGAAAAGCGATTTGTAAACAAAGCCGTTGCCGGTACAGTTGCCAACAACGCAAAGCCGTCCTTACTCATACCGCCCGGGTTAAGTAGCATAAGGTCAACATCGCTTGAGAAATTACCCACGTTCACGTCCTCGATTTTACCCTTTGATACGTAATTACTCTTTACCTCGATAGGATAACCGTCAAAGGCTTGTGTGCAATCGTCCATCCATGCGAATTGATAGCGTTCTGACATATCCGCCTTATCAAATGTATATTCTGTTTTTGCGAAACTCCACGCCTTACCGTTACGCACGTTGTACAACCTTGTTAAATCGTAATCAACCTCCGGCACGCTATCATAAGACATACCATTGTTAAAGTAGCTTACGTGTTCTATATGTAGTTTCTTGTTATCATCAATATACCAATAGCAACGAAATACGTCACGCAACATATTAAAGATACTTTGAAGCGTACAAATAGCCTTTTTTGCCGGTTCTTGGTATTCTCCTATCAAGATGTTACTCTTTTGCGTAATAAACAAACGTTGTTTCATGTTACTAATAGGGTTACGCTCTGCGTACAGAAACTTTGAACCGTTTTCGTTACTGTCAAATGTTACGTCACTAAATTGCTTCAAAAGCACATTTATACAGCTTCCCAACTCGTAAGCGTCACGCAATAGGTAGCTTGTGCGCCCCTCGAACTCTGACCACTCATCGTAAAAATTAAAGTGAAACCAAACCGAAGCCGTTAACCACGTACTTTTTGCAACTGGGAAAAACTTACCAACACCCGTTATATATGGCATTTGAAAATAACGCCCGTCGTCACGCTTGCCGTACTCTGTTGCTTTGTCTGTGCTGTCAAGACTTACCACGATATTACCCATTTTGTAGCCTATACCGTACCTATAATTGCGGTTATTATCCACTAAGTCCTCCGCCGGTATCTCATACGTGTTTAGGTTGCTTATCTTTGGTTTGTCAAGCAACAAGCGCATAAATATCTGTATAACGTTAACGTATGCTTTTGCGTAACCGGTGCCACCATTAAAAGCCGTCAATGTGTACTCATTGTTTTTGTCTGCTGCATTACCCACAACGGCTGAATAACTACTATTACCACGTGACAACACAATCGAACCAATAGCACCAAAATACGCTGCGTTCTTTAGTGCCGTAATCGTTACAATATAGTTAGTATCATCTTTCCTTTTACACGTGTACACGGTTCTGTCGCCACTCTCAACGGCTTCATCGCATACGTACACACCATTATAAGCCGGGTCGGTTGCTTCTGTTATGCTTACTTCTACCGCCTTATGTGCTAAAGCAAAATGATATTTATTTATCATCTTATCCGCATTATCACACGCTTCTGATACATCTTGCTCCCAAGTAGACCCGGAAAGGAAACACGATACAACTTTGTCGCCTAACTTGTACACTTGGATAAGCGGTCGTTTGGTTATTAGCACGCTATCAACTTCGGGTGCTAACTCGATAAGATTGTACTCTTTTTCCATACCCGCCAACACGTCTGTATAAGCGTCAATAGTTGACGGCTGTACGGTTATACTCTTATCGGTTGGGTCTATCGTGCAATCTGTACGCATGAATTTACCCTCCCAATAATTGTACCACGACCGCCCCAAATCGTATGAAATCTTAACTACAAGCATATAAATCGTATCAAATTGCGCACCCATTATTAGGTCGTAATCTGCACGCAAAAAGGTAAACTTACCGTTTAACTTTGCACGAAAAAAACGGTTACTTGCTTCTTTCTCGTAATCAAGCGTTACATCATCTTTATAAATAGGATTGACAGGGGTTTCCGCCCCTGCCTTTCCTAAACGCAAATAGAATTTATAAATAGGATTTATCATTACTTCTTAATTTTACGTGTTAAATTCTTATACTCTACAATCGTGTTGCCCTCTGCATCGTGATACATCTTGCGCTCGTTCTGCTCTCGTATGCTACGAACGTTGTTACTTAATTCTTCAAGATTTGGGTCGCTTTCTTTTACGTTAATTTCCAACCCACGCCCGGCAAACGTATCTGCATACTTTTCTTCAAAAGTACCGCTGTTTAGTGACTTGATAACATCGGGTATTAAGCGGCGGTAACGTCTTGAATTGCGCTTGTTGATAACCGCAAAAAATTCGCCACCCTCTGCACGCCTTTTAGTGCCGTCTTTCTTTGTGCCTAAGTCTACATCATCGCCACTTTGGTGCGAACCACCCTCGAGCAACTCAACCGTACCCTCTCCGTATGTTTCTTTGTCTTGTGCTTTCGCTGCTTGTGACGCTTTAATCTTTGCAAAGGCAAACGAACCCCACATAATTGCGATTGCAGGAATTGCCCACGGGAAACCTAACTGCGACCAAATCATAGATGTTGCGGTTACAAGATTACCGATTTGTTGCAACGTTTGTATAGCTGCCTGCGCTTTCTGTGCTTTCTGTTGCTCCTTTAACGCCTTTTCTTGGTTACGCTTTGCAAGGTCTAATTCCTTTTGTGCGTATGTAACGTTTGAAGCGTACCCATTTGCACGTGCTTCACGCTCGCTATCTAACACCTTTTGCGCATTTGCTACACGGTTATCCGCTCTTTTTACCTCTGCTTCTGCTGCTGCTACTTCTGCCTGCGTCCACGCATTCAAAGCGTCAATAGCATACTGTAAGGAGGTATCAATCGCTTCCTTTTGCCCGTCTGTCAAGTTCAAGCCTAACAACTGATACAAATCTTTGCGCTCGTCTTTTTTGCTTTGCCCTATTTCTTGGTCTATCTTCTTTATTGTGTTAAGTATAGTTTGAACCTCCATATCAGACAACTTTGTGCCGGCTTGCTCATTTAGTTGCAATATCTTTTTTAATCGCTCTTTTTCAGCCTGCAATCTAAACCGGGTCTTTTTCTCCTCTGTTGTCTGTAATAGTTGAAATTCGCTATCTGCTAAAGCCTGCTGTTGGTCAAATATAGCTAATTGCGCTTTGATGTACTCGTCAGCAATACCGCTCTTTTTTGCGTCATACTTTGCGTTAATATCGCTTTCGCTCTGTCTCTCATCTTTTGGCTTTGCAGTGTTTTCTCTTAACGCTTGCTTTCGTTCGATTTCTATTTGTTCAAGTTTTAGCTGTCTTTCTTGCTCGCTACCTTTGGCAACAGCTTCCAAACGTAATTTAATTGCGTCCGCTTGAATTTTCAACATATCGTCCTCGTGCTTGCGCTCCATTTCTTCAAGTACTTGCGCTTTCTTTTGCTGCAAACTTGCAATAGTACTTGTTATATCATTGCGCCTTTGAACCTCTGTCGATTTAAGCAACTTTAGCGAGTGTGTCAAGTCCTCAACCTGCCTATCATAGTGTACTTGCGTGCGCTTGCGCTGCTTCTCGTACCCCTCTTCCATTAAGTCGATTTTCGCGTCCTCTGCCTTGCGTCTTGCGTCTAAGTCTGCTTTATAGGCTGCTTCTGCTGCTCGTGCTGCCTTTTCTGCTTCTTTTAGCGGGTCTTTCTCTTTCTTCTTCTTTGGCTTTTTCTCTTTTTTCTTTTTGCCCTCGATAGGCGTATAAGCGGTTGACGCTTTCGGTTGCTCGGTTATCTCCTCCGCATCTGTGTGCGTTGGTAGAGATATTTCTTTAATGTGTCCGCCGCTTGCCGTTTGGTTTATACCCTCAATAAAGGCGTTTCCAATAGCTTTACCGGACGTAAAAACATCTTTCATAACCTCGTCTCCGCCTGCCTTTATTGCCTTACCAAAAGACGTTAACGCATTTTTGAAACCATTTGTAACGCTGTTCTTAATCTCTGTTACGCCTTTCTTTACCCTCTCAAAGTCAAAAGCCGCTATACCTGCCAACGCTTCGCCAAAGCCTGACAAAGCACCCGTAACGGCTTTGAAACCACCGTGAACGGTACTTACAAAAGCGTCTATAACTCGTCCTAAGTTCTTGAAGCCGTCTATTATCAGATTAAAGGCAAGTTTGACAACCTCCCAAAGTATCTTAAATTGCGTTACAATGTTAGCAATACCGGCACGGAATACGATAGAATTGTTATAAAGTTTTATAAACCAATTCGCCAAATCTATGCACCCTTTTACAACGGCAATCATCCACTTTGTAGCCGTCAATTTCAAATTATCAATAACGCCCTCAAAGCCTTTGTCGGTTACGTCAAACAAAGCACTCATCGCATCATTAAGTTCTGCGGTCGCTTTAATCTGTGCCGTCTGTGCTTCGCCCCACTCTCCTGTCTGCTTCTTTACCTCCTCTAAGTTGGTAGACATCGTATCGAGTTGTTCGATTAGCTTAATACCTGCGTCCGCTCCATTCTTTCCAAAAACGTTTTTAAGCACTAAACCGACTTGTTGGCTATCTGCTCCAAAGTCTTTCATTTTAGTGCTTATCTCTTGGATAACGTCAAACGTGCTACGTGCGCCCGTTGCTAAATCTCTTTGTACGTCCTTAACGTTTACGCCTATACTCAAAAGTGCTTCTTGTGTGTTCGTACTCATTTCACGAATACGCTTTGAAGCCATTGTAATAATATCAAGACCTTTGTCGCTAAAGATACCGCTTCTTGTTTGCTGCAAGATAGCCACCATTTGGGACGCTCCTATGCCTGCATCGTGGAACACTGGTGCATAACGCTTGATTTTATCCAACATATCGCCGGATAGGTCTGCACCACTTGCGAAGCCGTCCGCCACAACCTTTGTCGCCTGCTGTGCTGTTATACCATAATTAGCCATTAAAGCGTCAACGGTTGAAAGGGTGTCTTTGTAATCGTGTCCCATTACGTCCGCACACGCTTGTATCTCATTACGCACGCTTATAAGTTCATCGCCTGCCAAACCGGTAAACTCTTTGGTTAATCGTGTCGCTTCTGCTAAACCTGCATTGTAATCATACCACCACTTAAACGCCGCCCCGGCTGCTGCTACGCCTGCAATCGCTAAAAAGACAGGGTTTGCCATTAACGTCATAAGTGAAGCACCCAACGCCTTTACACCGTCACCGATTGCGCCCAAAGCTGCCTTTGCTCCGCCGCCGTTCTGTGCCAAACTGATAAAAGACTGACCGAATTTGTTGTTAAGTCCCAACACCTCGGTAATCTTACTTTGATAGCCGCTTATACCGTCACTAATAGCGTTTAACTGTGCGCTATAATCTCCATAATTACCCACGTTAAGTTGGTGCTTGCCGGTTTCAGCCTGCAAACGCTTCATTTCTTCATAGATAGCCGCCGTTTGCTTTACAAGTCGCTTTCCCTCCTCTGTCTGCTCTCTTTCTGCCTTTGTCATGTTGTTAAGGTAGATTTTATTTATAGAGTACTGTGCGGAAAGTTTGTTATAACTGCCCTCTGCTGATTGCGCTAACTTAACGTTAAGTTTATTTAACTCATTCGCTTCTTTGGTTGCTTGCTTTAACTCTGCAATCTTTTTAGCGGTTTCGCTCTCTGCAAAGGCGGTTTCACGGTACGCCCTCGCCAATTTGTCTGCATCGTCTGACGCTTTGCGTGTTGCCTGCCTGCCCTCCTCGGTTGCACCGCTCACACTCTTTAACACCGTTGTAAGCTGTATCGCTTCGCCCTTGATGTTCTTGAGTGTGTTCATATATGTATCTGACAACTCGTCTAACTGCTTTATAAGGTCCGTAATAGAGTTGTCGGGAGAAACAAGGTCTTTATAATATATTGGGTTTGTTTCTGCTGCCATAGTTATTTATCTTTTATTTTGCGTATAACGCCTTAAAAATACTTTTCCTTATAGTTTACCATAAAACAGAAATAAAAGCCGTGTCGGGCGTAAATTATGCCTTAACGGCTGTTTTCTGTCTTTTAACCTCGTCCTCCATGTACTCGTAAGCGTTGAAAAACTCTAATACGGTGTAATTCTTTGGGTCTACGTGCAAATGTTTACTTAACACTAAGCACATATTTTCAAATTGTTTGTCGTACTTGATTTCTACACTATCTTTACCCTCGTAACATTTAGGCTTGATGTAGGTTATAAGTTCATTTGTAAGACGTTCGATTTCCTGCTTTGTCTTTAGGTTGGCTTCTCCCTCGACTATATCCTGCAATATTAAGATAGTACGCCTTTTCAGTTGGTCGTAATACTCTTTTGTTGCTGCATCATCGAACGAGTGCGGGAAATACGTCTGTAAGTCCTCATCTATTTTTTTTTTGACAACCCCGAAAAGGGTTGTTAAATCTTTAACGCTCACATCGCCTATACGGTTTAACGTGCATTGTAGTGCGTCGTCTGAAATATCATCGCACGGCTTTCCGTCTATGCTTGCAATCAGACACGCAAAGGCACTGAATTTTGGACTAAGTTCTGTTTGCACGGCGTACAGGTTTTGACGCATATTCATCAACTCCTGCCCGGCTGCATCTTTATCCCCACTCTGTATGTATCGCACAACCTTTTCAATATGTGCGTCAAAGTCTGCAATATCTGAACCTATACCCGCATCAATCAAAAGCAACTTGTTGAACTTGTGGAAACGTCTGATAGGTAAGTCGGCTATATCATCGTATAGTTGTACGGTGTGCGTACCTAATTGTACTTTCTTCATAATAGATTACGTGTTATAATAGTTGAAATAAAAGGCGCAAATAAGCACCGATAATCACCCGTATAAATAGCAATAGGCAAAACCAAAAGAACACAGACCCACCAACTTAAACAAAAATCGCAATTTGCCATTTTAGAAAAGAAAGTGTTTCCATGTATCTGTAAGCGTTCTATTACACGCCACTTATACATCAATGTAAGCACAAAGGCGGCAATGCACGCCAATATGACACAAAAACAAATATAACTTATCATGCTCTTATACTCTTTATCGCTCGTAACACGGTTCTTTGTAAATGATTTCACCCTCTAAGCGTACCGCCCAATAAGGGTGCATTAAATATTGGTTGGTTGTTTCGTCCAAGTTGTAACCCTTGTAAACGTTCTCGGACTGCTCATAGATACGGTTAAACGTATATTGACAACCCGGGTGCGTAAAACCGCCGTTGAGTTCTCGCAATAGTTGCGCCTTTAGTGCTTCGGTGTTTCTGTTGCCTGCTTCGTTGTACACCTTTCGCAAATCAACCCACACAACAAGCGCAAAAGGGGTTTTTATCTTGTTTTCTATTCCTCTGTTATAAGGTTCTATTTTGTGCGGCTCTAAGACATCAAAAAAAGCAAAGTTACCGATTTTTGCGTCTGGACTTACACAAATATAGTCATTATGATTATTACCCTTTGCGTACTCTGTGCCGCCTGCATACACGTGCGGTTCTTTATACGTCTTTCCATTAACAACACGTGTTAACCTTTGCGCACGCCCAAAAACAACGTCAAGCCAACGAATATTATCCGCTAAGCCTTTTTGAAGCTGCCCAATAGCTTTGTCAAGCATTACCGGGTCTTTTATTATTGGTGCTAAAGTCTTTCTTTCCATATTTTACTCTTTATTTAGCGTCTGTCGTAATTTCTCGACTACTGCCGGGTAAATGTACTCCCAAACTAATACAGCTTTGTTTTCAGCGTTCAAACCCATAATTTGACGACCGTACTTTTTTATCAAGTCCTCTGTCTTGAAGTCAGACGCTTTTATCTCAAATGATTTGTCGCCTACCTCAATATAAAACGAGCTTTCAAAATCGCCCTCGTCCCTCAACGTTACTCTGTTTGTGGGTTGCCCCTTTAACTCTTTAATCTGTATTGTTACAGGACTATAAGGTTGATAATCTGCAATGGAAACGCCCAACGCATTCTCACCGCTTTCGTATAGCTGGTTTTCTGCGTTCATATCCACGATTAACGCTTCGTTCTCTAATACTATATCAGAAAGCAAAGCACCGTTTTCTAATTGCTCGTTAAATGATTTGATACGCTCTGAAAGCTGATTAATTACGCTCATACACTCTACACCGTTCTATACCTTACACCGTGGTTGTTACAAGTTAGGCAAATTCTGTCTATCCCTTGCGTGCTAATTCTTAACGCTGCATACGCTTGTTTTAACTCATAGCCTAAGCCGCCCGGGCGTACTCCGTTCGTATTGCCGTCCAACTCGTACAGAATTTCCATACGGCTAACATTCGTTTGATTTCTGTTTACTCTCGCTTCGGGGTTCATTGCCATTGTACGCAATGCTATTGCGGCAACTTGACGTTGTAAGGCGGTCGCAAAAATGCTTCTTTGCTCTATGATAAAATCGGTAAGGTCACAGCCGACCGACACCTCAACGTTAAGACCGTAATTGCAAGTACTCTCATAGATTAACGACCCGTTGTCGAATAGTTCGGGGTTCTCGCTCCATTTAGTGTCAACGCCTACACGAAACGGACTTATCTGTAAATACTTTGTTAATTCACGCCACGCCTTAACGCTGCCTATGTTGCAAGTACCGCACGGTTCACGGCTCCAGTCTTTCGACACGTTAATAGCTTCCATTCCCAAAGGTAGGGCGTTTTGGTCGTAACCTATGAACCAAGACCCGCCGGCGTTGGTGCGTCCTCCCATGTAAGGCAAAAACCAATCATTTACGTTTACCCAAGTAAACGCCCCGTTGTCTTGTGTTATCTCAACATCTTTGTATGCGATAGGCTCATAACGTGAACTATGAAACAAATAAAGGCGTATTGTACCGGTTGCGCCTGCTACTTGTAACCCTATACGTTCAATCTTTGCCGTTACACCCATAGAACGCACGGGCGTTATCTCCATACCAACGAATGACTTTTTATTGTCTATAACGTTACGAATACGCCCGGCACCGTCAAAAAACGTAACTCTATCAAGTAGCGGGCGTGTTTCCTCCCCTATTACCTTTGTTTGCATAAAGGTTTGTAATAGCTTTCTGATACCGCTTCTTGTGAGTGTCTGTAAGTAGTCGTTAACTATGTCGTAACCTGCCCACGGCTTATCCTCTGCGTTTGCTCCATAGTCTTGCATATAGTAATCATCGTTAAAGTCGCTTACATTGCTATCGGGTTCTAATCCTCTAACCTCCTTTAACGCAACATAGACACGCCCGGCGTGCCTTACCTTTTGCCCCCTCGTGTACGTTCTGAACTCTGTATATTCGGGGTACTTGTATAAAAAATCTTCGGGTATAATTGCCCGTATGTTTTCAAGCGTCAAAAGCGGGTGCGCATCTTGATACATTAAGCCGCTTTCGCTCTCTGTTAAATCCTTATTGATTGCCTTTTCGGGGTTGTAATCTTGCGCCCAACCTACCAAATGTAAAAGGCTATCTTCTATTTGCGTTAATCTATACATTTGCGTTAAAATGAAAAAGGGGGAGGGGAAACCCCCGCCCCCAAAATTAAAGATATGAAAAGCACTACACCGCCTTTGTAGATACAGGGTTTGCCGCTGTGTTGGTAATTACAACCGGGTTGGCTGTTGGTACACCTCCGACAGGGTTTGCAATGCTAAACTTGATAATTGGGTTTGCGATTGTTTCCGGTGCGCTGTTGTATGCTACCAAGAAGCAAACATCAACACTGAACCCATAGAACTCCTTAACGCCACAAGTCAAGTCAGCGGTTGCCGCTCCTGCGATTGCGCTTTGGTCGCCTACCTCTGTGTAGAAGTGTGCGCCCACCGGTAAGTCAAGCATTGGCAAACGTACAACGTCCCACTCGTGAGAGTTTGCAGACGCTCTGCGCAACGCTTCACGGTCTACACGTGTAACGACTGCACAATTACCGTCCTCAACAACAAAGCCGGTCGCAAACTTGCCGCTTTCGTTCGCTACTGAGTTTGTATAATGCAAGATTTTACCCTCATACTCCAAGCGGCGGTTCTGCTCGTTGTACACGCCCATTTGTGCAAGCTGTCGCACGTGTGCGTCAACACCACTGTTACCGATTACGTGCAACTCTCTGTAATACTTGTTTGCTCGCATCATTGGTGCGCTATCGCCCAAAATGCTATTACGCATCAACCATGGAACGTTTACAACGTTGCCGGTCTGTGTGTAATAGAGCAAGTTCTGAAATACTTGTGTCTTGTTTGCTTCCAAAGCGGCAACCGCATAAGAATCCAACTTTTCAAGTAACGCACGTGTAATGTTAGCCATTTTACGGTTAAAATCACGCTCGTAACCGATTTCGTTGTTCATGTATGAAGCCGGCACCATTGTAAAGCCTACGGCAAGCGTTGCCCAAGTCAAAGTATATAACTTTGATGTGTTCTCGTTATCAGCGATAACACAGCTTCTTTGGTTTGCTACTGTTACATTACCGTTGTAATCAAGCACCGGTACTTTTACATCGTTGCCCATGCTCTGAAACGCTCTGCTTCGTAACTCGGGCGAAATAATTGAGGTAGGGGCGTCTGTCTGTGTGATAAAGAAGTCGATTGCTCCATACTCACCCATTCGTACCATATTGCGGTCGAAATTTGGGTCACTGATACGCCAATCCTGCACTCGTGTTGCTACTAATGACATAATTTAATTATTTTTGATATGTTACTAATTAGGGCTAACCCTCTGCCCGGTTAATTCTTATTGAAGTGGTAAGTCTTTGTACCCCTCGTTTGATTTATAAATCTCTTGCAAAGCTGTGTCAAACTCGTTTGAACCGATTGTTTTGCCTTGCTGTAATAGCGTTTGTGTCGCTATCTCTGTGAACTCCTTTCGGGTGCGTGCTGCTGACAAATCAACAACTACACCACCGCTACCACCTGCCGGCGGTGCTTGCGTGCCTGCTCCGGGTGCTGCCTTGCCTGCCAATACGCCCAACGTGTCAAGTTCACGCTCTACCAATTCACGAGCCGTGAAAGGCTGTAAGTTAGTAGCGGCGTTTCTCATAATAGAGTTGTCAGCGTTACGGAAAGATAGAACTTTACCGCCCTTGCCGTCGTCCTCGTATGTTGGGTTAAACGCCTTGACTTTCTCGACCGCCTGCTCCAAAAGCAACTTTGTAACGCTTTCGGGTAAATCGGTTTTGAACTTGATACCGCTAATTGAGTTCTTAATCTCATTGTCGACACGGACACCAAAGATTTGTTTTTCGTACTCCTCTTTTTGTTTCTCGCTTTGACGCTTGAGGCTTGCAAACTCTTTTTGCACGTTCTCCAAGTCTGCCTTGGCTTGTGCGAGTTGCTTCTGTGCTTCCTCACCGCCTGCACCCTTTGCGACCAAACCCTCTAAGCGTGTTTTCTCTGCTTTCAGCGTTGCGATTTCCTCGGTGTACTTACTTGCTCCGTCTGCTTTCTGCTTTAACTCTGTTGCTGCACGCTTTAAGAAGTTGTAAGTCTTTTCGTCTCCGTCACGCTTCACGCCGGTTACGCTTGTAATAGTTTCGTCCATTGTGCGATAAACCTCGCCAATTCTACGACCTATAACGTCATTCTCATCGTTTTGGCTCATCTGCACAATAGCCGCAATCTGTTGGTCGTTCAATCCGGATAACTCCGCATTACCTCTTAATGTTTCGCTCGTTAATGCCATATAACTAACCCTTTGTTATTTGTTTTTAATTCGGTTTATTGTTTGTTACTTTGCGCCCTTTTTGGGTGCTGCTTCCTCGCTTGGTGCTTCTGCTACTGCTGCACCGCCTGCGCTCTGTGCCTTGAGTGCTTCTGCAACGGCTTTCTCAATGGCTGCCTGCTGCTTCTCCTCGAACTCTTTGCGCTGCTTCTCCAATGCTTCCTCGATAGCTGCTTTCTGCGCTTCTGCTGCATACTGTGCGCCCTGCTGTTCCTGCTCCTCTGCTCTCTTTGCCTGCTCCTCAAGCCAAGATGTTGGGTCGTAAACAACACGCACGTCATAGCCTAAACGCTTGAGGTTTGGGAAAGCCGTCTCAAAAGCGTTAACGCCAAATTTCTGTACACGTGGCACAGAAGTGCGTTCGCCGGTCTTTCTGTCAAATTCTTTAACCTCTAACACAACGTGGTAAATACCCTCTTCACCCTGCGGTACTTTGTAGTTATCCGCTGTTACGTTGTCTAATGGATGTGTCTGTTCCATACTCTGAAAATTTGTTGTTAATAATTTCTATTTTCTTATTAAAATCTATTGCGCTGCCAAAATCTAATAGATTTGTATTTTCACGCTCGAACCTGCGGACAAAGTTAGAAAAATTTAGCTTTACCACCAAATCCCTATCAGATATTATTCCTTTTTCGTGGTACGTTTGCACCTCGTCAAGGGTTAAATGTGGGTAAGGCTCTAATTCTCTAAGTATTAACATACGTTGCAACTCTGCCGGGTTGTTTCTGTACTCCGTTTCAAGTATCTGCGTTTGCATTGCGTCAAGTTCTGCATCACTTGCCCCGCTGTCTTTCGCTTCCTTGTATCGCTTTCGCAAATCGTTAGCACTTAAATTGTAGAACTCCGTTCCATAGCTTACGCTTGCACCTATGAAGCCTTTACCATAACGCAAACGGCAAATAGTTGAGTCGACCCACTTTTGTGCTTCCTCAAAGCCTTTCTTAATTGTGTTTAAGATTGTAGTCTGACTTTCAAAGTTTGCGTTTACTTGCGCTTCGTTGAGTGCTTGCGTATTGATTAAACCCTCGCTATCTGTACCAACGCACGCCTGCACGATTTCAGTTTCTAAACGCTTCGTTTCCTCTGTGTTGTAATCCAA